TGAAGCATCTCAGGCACAACGATGATACGGAACGCATCGACAGAGCCGATCTCGCCGTTCATGATCGTACCGGCATCGCCGTACTGTTGCACAGGGATGAAGGCTTCGTTGTCAAACAGGTCGGTCATACCCCGAATCAGAGGGGTAAGCTCAGAACCGATGAACATCACACGACCCGATGGAATCGTCTTGGTGTCCTGCATCCGCGATCCAGTGATGATCTTGGTCTGCTTCGGCGTCCGGTTGTCGTTCAGGATTTGGTCCAAACGCATCAGGTTCTGGTATGTCACCAACGAGGCCGGGATTTCCGGGGTGACAGGACTAGTACCAGCAGGGACAATTTCACCAGTGATTTCACCGTCGTTGGTGGCAGCACCAGCAAACAGGATCGTACCTGCACCGGCCAGAAGGTCACGCTGAAGCACGGCTTCGGTCAGTTGGACGGCACCGTTCATCAACTCGCGGGACAGGTGCTCTTTCAGCCCGTCGTCGCTGTCGAAGTCCATGGCTTCCTGAGTGAACTCAGTGAAGAAACCGAACTTGTGGATCGAACCCTCGCGGGTCATCCGGGTGAAGCCAACGCGGTTCACACGTCCACCGTTCTCGGTCAGCGTGGGCAGCTTGTTGGTAATCGTGCCAATGTCTTTGGACGAACCATAGAGGTTGCCATCGACAATGGTTGCACCAGTGGCGTCGATACCCTGATCATTGGTGTTCCGGTCATCCAGCAGAGGGATGTATTCGAACACCTTGATCGTCTTGCCGTAGTGTTTCGGCATGCTGATCGTGCTGGAAAGAGGCATGAAGAACTGCTCTTTCCGGCTTTCAATCAGGGCTTTCTTCAACCATTTGAACGTGTTCATCTGGTCAGAGTTGCTACCGTCGATGGCAGACTTCTGACCGTCGATTGGGGCGTTATAATCCAACATCGAGGTTTTCCTAGATAACTCTGACCAGATTTACTTCCGATTATCAGAGACGGTTATCGAACTGCTTCAGAAAATCATCATCTGCCATTTCAAGCGGATTAACGATGTCCTTAGCTTTGCGGGACGAAGACGGCGTTGAGGATGCAGCCTTCACTTTGTCGCTGTTCGTGGCCGAAGATTTCGGGGCAGCGGTTCGGGTTCCCAATACACGCCCAGCCTGCTGATCGGCCTTTGGAGCCGGGGCTTGCTGGGAAGGATTTGGAACCTGTTGGCTTCCGGGCTGGTTCAGTGACTGGGCTTCCACCAAGGCATCACCAGCAATCTTGTAGGCTTCCAGAAACGGGACAGTCGGGGAGATTTCACCGAGCATTCGTTTACGGTCTATTTCAGCGGTGATCGTGGCATAGACGCCATTGGTCCGCTGCTCTTGGATAGCCGTTAGAACTTCAGGGTTTCCCCAGAGAAATTCCTTGCTCTGCTTGTCCCACGTCGAGTTGATGTGCTGGATCGTATCTCGTCCACCTGTCTGAGAAGTTACCTCCTTCAGAGCTTCAGAGAATGCGACCTCACCATCAGATACGCTGTGGTCCTTTGGGTGGTAATTTGCATTATCTTCCATATCCAAGTCAAGTGGGTCTATACCACTATCCTTGATTAATTTTTTAATCGCGTCAGGATTTTTCTTATCCAACTCAATCAAGTGGCTCAGTTTATCCTCACTGAGCAAGCTGTTCTTTTCCAGCATCCGAAGGGTCTTCAAGTGAGGCTGCATGTCTTGCAGCTTCCGACCATACCCAGCACCCATCTGCATGAGGCGGATTGCCTCATCAGCGTTGCGGAGATTGATCTCTCGACCGTTCGCCTTGAACGGTTGCATCACCTCGTCGTAGAAGCTCGCAAGCTCCTCCGGTTTCATATCCTTGGACGTTTTGGCTGTCGCCGGGGCAGGCTGTTCGGTCGTTTTGGGTTCGTCTTTGGCGGGCTTTACCGCTTCGTCTTTGCCCTTCTGTTCGTCTTTGGCTTTATCTTTGCCTTCAGCATCTTTGCCTGCTTGAGGGTCGTCCTCATCCGGCTTTTTTCCATCCGGTGATCCATCCTTGCCAAGTTTGGGGTCATCTTCCCCCTCACCCTCTGGATCGTCTTCCGGGTCGTCGCCGGGGGTTTCTTCCCCGTCGTCTTCCCCGTCGTCTTTCCCTTTGCCGTCCAGTGCCGGATCATCATCACCAGAAGCACCGCCATCAGCGGCAGAATCGTCCCCGCCAGCGTTGGCAGCATCGTCATTCCCTTCGGTTTCTGAACCAGAGGGATCATCATCTTCCAGTTCGTTTTGGGCGGGTTCCAGATTGAGCTTCAGGAAGTCGTCGTCTGACATCCCGAAGAAGTCGTCCTTTTCATCGTCAGCCATAATCAGTCAGTCCCCTCAGCACGAAGTTCTTCCAGAGCCTGATCGATCTGATAGATCGTGTTCTCGGCTTGGTTGCCCATCAGCACCTGTGAAGACAGATACCGTTGAAGGTGTCCTGCTGCCATTGCCATCTGAAGGGCGTCGTTGCGTTGTTTCTCATCAAGGTTGGGATCACCCCCGATACGGGCATTCCGGGCTGTCTCCTTTTCGAAGAAATCATCATGGATGACCTTCCGAAAATCGTGGTTTTCTGACAGCTTGAGGATTTGGTCCCGCAGTTCAACCTGACGCTTCAGGTCTTCTTTGTGGCTCTCAAGTTCTTGGATTTCGGACATTACATTACTTCCTATTATCGTTTGGGTTTACAGACGAATTGCCGGGTTTAATGCCGGGTCATCATTTGGTTGAAAATACTTGGAATTAAGAGAAAGTCTAGGGTCAAATCTGCTTGTCTCATTTCTGTCAATGAATGACCCAATATTCCCAATATCATTCGACAAGCCACGTCCCCCAGAGGGGAGACGCTTGCTCATCTCACTCCAACCAATCGCTGCATCGACGTTACCGGGGTCTTCGCCCCCGTTGGCGTTTTTGCGTTTTGCCAGCAGAGCCTTGGTGATCTCAAGGTTCTGGTTGCCTTCGGACTGACCCTTCTGCTTCTCCATGTCACGCTCGTGTTTGGTGCCAGTTTCCTGCTCCACCACATCGAGGTTATTGGCGTCTGCTTCAGACAGTTTCTTCTGGGCATCAGCGTGAAGCTGTCCTGTACGGGCTACGATTTCTTCGATCTCTTTTTCGAGCTTCATGATCTCAAGCTCTTTGGTCTTCTCGACCAGAGGATCAGGCTGTGGCTCGAACTGCTTGATCTTCTCAGCCAGCAGAGGCATCCGCTTGAGACGTGCGATTTCCTCAAGGATTAGCTTGGTAATCGAGAAGTCCATGTTCGGACCCATCGTCTGAAGCATGAAGCCCATATCCTGAGCCTTCTGGTTGTCCACTTCAGCCGTGCTGATGTCCACCTTCAGGTCGAAGTTGCCCTTCAGTTCTTCACGCTTGACGGTCACGAACTCGGTGTTCGTGATCCGAATGACCTCCTCCTCAGACATGAACTCACCGTTCATGGAGATGATCTTCTTACCGATGTCAGTCATGCCTTTGGCAAGACGACGCAGGATTGCCATCTCACGCTTGGAGGCAGCGTCCAGCACACCACGGATACCGGCAGCCACTTCCCCATAGGCTTCGCCGGAGATGCCACCAGAGAAGCTCTTGACGCCTGTGAGAGCCTCTGCCTCTTGGTTCTGGATTTGAAGCATAGTCAGAGCAGAATTCGGGATTTCCGGGTATTTATGCTCGATAATATTTTGAAGTGGGTTCATGGTGGGATTAAATTCATAATCCTGTCCATTCTCATACCGACGACGGTTGAGAATATCCAACATGCCCTTGGCGATACCCTGTTGGCTGTTGGCCGAACGCCCCATGAGGTCGATCATGCCACGGGTCAGAGCACCCAGAATGTTCTGGTTGTCTTCCAGCAGTTCAGCATCAGGCTCACCCATAAGCTCACGCTTGATGGGCATATAGTTGGTCACGACGAACGGAGGACGCTCATCGGGGAAGGGGTTCTTCTCCATACGGACCATGGTGTCACCGACCCATGTGGCGACGATGGGCACCAGTTCATCATTGCCTTCGATGTCGTAAAAACCCCAGTATTCATAGGCTACGATCCGCTTCCGCAGGGTGTCCCTGAAGTTGAAGTTGTCAGGGGTATTGCTGGAATGATCGCTTGTCGTGACGACAGTGGCGTTCTCCCAGTTCACATATTCGAGGTTCTTGTACCGCTCAGGTTCCTTGAGCATCTCAGCTTTTGAGGTCTCAAAGGACACGATGACAAACATAGCCTTGTCCAGATCACCTCCACAGGAGGGATCAATGAACACGTTTTCCGGGGCCATGATTTCGACAGTGGGACGGTTATCGAGAATTTTCTCGACATCAGCCATCTTGGTCCCGGTCTGCACAGCAACGCTAGGCTGCTCGGTCTCATGGTAGAAGTCTACCGCTGCACGCAGTTCTTCTGGTACATTATCTTCATAGCCACGAGGGTCTTGTGCCTGAAGCATGATGGCCTGTTCGAGAAGCTGAATATCCTCCTCGGTTTCAGGCTGCATGAAGGTGAATTCTGCCACCTCCTCCTGCACCATTTTGGTCTGCCGTTTCCAGCCCAGACGAACGATGCACGAGCCTTCATCGACGTTGGTACGGACGTATTCATCAACGAATTCCACACGGTTCAGCTTGGTGCGAAACTGCCAGTTGATGACCAGATCATTCTGCTTGGCCCCTGCTTCGTCTTCGAAGGTCACGGGGTCCACATCGAACAGCTTGTCTGAACCAAGGAAAGGCTCAGTCAGAGCCGAGTACCGCCATTCTGCCTGACGCCTGATGAGCTTCGGCTGAACAGCAGAACGACCCGTCACCTTCTTGGGACGAGCCGCTCCTTTGACAGTTGATAGGTCTCTCCACCGTTCGACGTTGACGATGTGGTTGTCATGAGACTGCTTCGTTGCCTCAAGTTCTTCCTTGAGGATTTTGACATCAGGCTCTTTTTCCCATTCAGTGATGGCCGGAGCCATGGCCGGGTTGACCGCGTGGTTTCCCCCCGTGAATTGAACGGTCTCTACGTCAGCCATGTTAATATCCTATTATATTTTCCAGCCAGCAACCATATAAACACCTATAGCTATACCAGCGATTAATCCAGAAAATTTAGCAGCGATTGAGAAGATTACCACATCCTTTTTATGGGATGGGGTTTCTCCTGACAAGGGTGCAGCAGCACCGAAACCCGTAGCGATGAACAAGACCACAGCCAGCACACCAGAGATGGGGCTGAACACCAGATAATCAGGTCTCTCCATGGTCGCCAGCAGGATGACCCAGACACGCTGACAGAAGATGATCGTCCAGATGAGCCAGTAGGAAAAGATAAACCTATCCCGGGCACTGCTGATACCATTCCTGAAAGCAAACCAAGCCGCAGGGGCGGTCGATGCCGACATGAACGACAGACCGATTAGGGCAACCCAGTCAGCGATAAACTTCGATATAATGAAATTAGTATTATAGAACAGAACTAAGTAACCAATTACCATGGTAATTGCCAACCAGACCGCACTGAACTGCGTAAGCGTCATCATGCCTTTTTCCCGCCTCTCATGTGATCCAATGCCTGCAAGGCAAGCTGCTCATGGATCAGGGATATTTGCTGTCTTGCAACCAAAGTCCTCAACCGGGACTTATTCAACTCTTGCATGTATGCAGCGTCATCCACACTTTCTTCAGGATGTGAAGCGGGTTTAATGTTACATCCTTTATTTGGAATTGTCGGTTCCAGATTTACAGCTCTAAAAAGGTTCCACATTTCAGGACGTACCTCCCTGAACAAGAACTTGCAGTGCATTTTTAACTTCCTCTGCTAGCACCGCATGACCCCTTGCTTCTGCGAGAAGTTCCATTTGCAGGTCGTCCCCACGTTTACGTTCAGAGCGAGTTCGCTCTCTCTCAGCCTCCAATTCTGATTTGTGATTAGTCTCACGTTGCTTATCCTTGTCCATTAGGTATTTGATAACCAACAAAAGACCTATGACAGGGAAGGCAATCGGACCATAAGTCACAAACAGATAAGAAAAAAGCTGAGACACCATCTCGTCGTCCATCTTACTTCCAATATCAGCAGAAAAATAGACACCTAAGTGCCTATATTTCAGATTATCAAGCTGATTTAGAGAGTAACCTGTCTAGTTAATCACCCTACATGCTCTCAGCTTGTCCCGGTCATCCAGTGCTGCTGACAGCACAATGGATATGACCGAATTCTCGGGAAGCAATGCCACTTCTTCAGCCGCTTGGGTCTGAATTGCAGGGTCAATTCGAGTAGGTCTTGGACAATCAGTAATCGTTGTCGCGCAACCGTTCAAGAACATTATCACGGTTAGTCCGGCGATTATTAATCTCATCGTAAGCATTTTCACGGTCCTCATTTATCTTCTTGGCTCTCTCCTCATGGTTGTCACGCTCATGTGAAGCACCTTTCCGATAAGCCACCATTCCAAAGCCCAATGTGAGCACCACGATGGCAAGTTTCCTGCCACCGTAGATGTAGGCCACGACGATACCGGCCCCCCAAGGAATGAGGAGCCAGTTGTCACCAAACCAAGAGAGAAGGGTCCACCCCATTACGAGGGGTCTTCTGCACGTTTGCTCTTGATATAGAGGAACACAGCCGTAGCCACGCCCAGCACAGCGGCCACCTGAAGCACAGGTTGATCCTGCACAGCACCCAAGATGGTAGCCAGAGCACCAGCCCCACCAGAGAGCACAGCAGGGTCTTTCAGCGTGTCACCGACACCGGGCTTCTCAGGAAAGGCGGCACCGACAGTTGCTTCAGGCGTGGTCACAGCATCATAGCGATGTTCGGAAATCTTTAATGCCCGATCCACAGCACCACTGTCTCCGGTCTGCATCCCTTTTTCTTGGCCCCAGATACGGCGTTTCCAGCCGGTTCCGAAGGTCGAGAACGTCGAGAGATTTTTCACGAAGTTCCAACGACGGGTGGCAAATGCCAGCAACAGATCAGGCAAGCTCCGACGACCGATAAACTCCATAATGGCATTCAGGGTAAACTTACCCATTACACCATCATCAGCAGCACCAACGGTACGTTGAAGGTCTTTGATCGAACGGGCTGGACCAGAGTTAATACCATAATCCAATACCAGATAATCGAGACCCAGAGGAAGGGAGGAACATTGCATGTTGTCCCAATACTGTCGTTTGTAGATCGACAGAGCTTCCTCCTTGGAGAGGTTCTTTACATCCTCATTGGTCACACGACCGCCACGCCATGCACGAAGCGTACCGATGGTGATCCCCATGTTGGTGGCTTTGCCGGGGTCTTTCGGGTGGTTCACATAACCACCCTCAGACGCCAGAACATAGCTCTTGATTTCCGGTGAAAATCCTTGAGACAAGTTCATAATATTTTCCTTACGGGTTATATTTGTAATTCGCCAGTGCCTCGCAGCTTGACAAATTCCGTACCAGCAGCGTCCCCGGTATCTACATAGAGACCACCCGTCAGGATGCCCTCATGCTTGGGGTTGAACTGGATGTTGATCTGACACATTTCGCCCGGTTTCAGCGAAGCACCACAGTCTGTGGTCATGACAAAATCTCCAACGATGGACATCGCATTGATCGGGAGGTCGTCGTAACCGTCGTTGTGCAGGATCGCTTTTTGACCCAACGAAATATCGTTGATGACGATGATGCCAAAATTCAGTTCCGCAGGAGAGAGGTTTCCATCCTGTTTCCGGCGTCCATAAGGCATGTCCCGAATACGGCGAGAGGATCGGTCATGATCCTTCTTCCGAAAATCTTCGACTGGTGCATAACCTTCCAGTCTAGGATCATTTTCATCATAAATAGCCATGTTAATGATCCTATATTATGCAGTTTCAAGAGCCGTGATACGGTTCTCAAAATCAAGGAGATCAGCAGCAAGGGAAGCACTCGTGGGCAAGTCATCCAGCTTGGTTTTCTCAGCCGTCGTGAACGGTTCGCCCAAGGCCAGTTCGGTAGCCGCAATCAGGCTGTCCATATTGGCAATAATAATGTCGATTTCAGCGAGCTTCAGGCTCACAGCGTCGATGTCTTCCAGAGAAGCATCTACTCGGTAAATTTGCTCCATGTGTGCCGAAACGTGTTTCACGAATTCGACGTTCTTGGCGACAAACCGGACAACCTCGTAAGCATTGCCCAGCATGCGATCAACCAATACGGCAGGCGTGCCATAAGGATCATGTACAGTTCGCATACCCATCAAACGAAACCCCTTTCATCAAGTTTGTGGTGAGATGTGGCAAACGTCGCGTTGACCAAATCACGAACCTCGACATCCTGACAGATGCCATCGTAGGTGCTTAGGTGTTCCTGACTTTTCGCCTGATTATCTTGTCCATTCATATTGCTATAAATCTTATAAGCAATAAACGATTGCAACGCACCCTCCAAAACGAATGGAATAACGATTTCCTGTTCGAGGTCTTCATTTTCCACGATAATGTGCCGTGCTTGGTAGAGGACACCGAGCGATTGCCCTGCCTTCGGGTCAGGAACCTGAAGAAGCTGAGGAGCCGGTGTGAACAGTGAGGTGGGATCGTCCTTGTCGTTGAGAACGTAGCCACGGCCCATGCTGTCATAGACCTCAAGCACCCGGATCAGATCACCCAAGAAGGGTTCATCAGGCAAATCCTTGATATAGGGCCATGGCTTATCCGAACCCGTGCTTTCAGCGAACTTCGGGATCAGGTGGTAATTCGTGATGTGTCTCACCTGCTCGATGATAAGCTGCTTCGTGCTGAGCACAAAACGGCTGTAAATCCGCAGGAGGCCATCGTTGACGTGTGCCGTCACCTTGGGAATGTCTTCTTCCCTGATCGCACCACGGCCCTCGTTGCCAATGCTCAGGTTGGACAGTTCCCCATAGGAGAGACGGCTGAAAAGTTCTTCGAGCTTCATATTTCCAACCTATTATTAAACGACATATGAGTTAATCGTGAATTCTTCATGACCCATATCGTCGTCGTCATCCCAATCGAGACCGCCATTGTGCCCCATAGCTGGGTTTTTCACCTGATCCTCACTGGGTCTCCAAGGGTTGAGATACATCAGCATAGAGATGGTATCAATGCAGTCATCCTTACCCTTCAGTCCGTTATGGGTGGCAAGTTTGATCTGTCCATGGAAATGCCCCATGATCTTGCTCGCCTTCATCTCGGCAGGGAAATACATCTTCCCGGCTTTGAACAGTGGCACGACAAGATTGAAGCGTGTCAGCTTGTTTATAACAGGACGAATACCGGGAGCACCAGATTTCTCAGAGGAAGCAAAATTGAACCAGATATTTCTGGTCATCATTTCCTGCTGAAGCCACTTGATGAACGCACCCTGTTGCCCGCTTACCTCAACCCCCACAGACTGAGGCCGGTAGATTTGCACGAGACGGAACAGGTCGTTGATCGTTTTCGCCATGTCCTGACGTTCACAGATGCCGTCCACCCAGTACCAGTCTCCTTGGGCATTATAGGCCCAAACGGAGATAACTGAAAAGTCTGAACCTTGTTTTTCTGATGTAGCAAAGTCAGTGGTAATATAGAAGTTATACGCCGACTTATATTCAAGTAATGATTTAAGGCTATATTCTCTGATCTCGCTGTCTTGGACCAGACGCTCCTCATCGGACGAGATACGAAGCATCATCTCCTGCATGAAAGCTGCCACCTTGCCGTTGAGCACAGCACGCTCATAGGCTTTCTTGACGAAGGCATAGTTGAAGCGGTCATCCCATGCGCCCCGGAAATCCTCCTCAGAACAGGGGAACTGCTCACAGACGGGCCAGACGTTCACGTCCCAAGCTCCGCTTTCCACGGCTTCAATCATGATGTCGTTCTTGGCGAAGGGCGTGCCGTTGAAGATCACCTTCCGGCGTGTCGGATCGAGAGCATAGTCCACACCCTTATATACAGTGTCCTTGATGGCCTGCATTTCGACACGGCTGTTGGCGTCAGCATCACTGATGAGGTCATCAAGGATGGCGAGCACAGGGCGTTTACCGAACTGCTTCGTACCACGGATACCAGTCTTGGCACCGAACATCTTGACGGCCAGCTTGCGCCCGTCCTTGTTCTCGAATTCCAGATAGCTGTCTGTAAAGCGTGCTTTGGGAACCCACTCCTTCAGAAATTCACTGTTGTGATATCTGTACTCCACGTTTTTGCGGGCAGATTTGACCCCGTTTTCCATACTATCTGAGACATAAATAAGATAATCGACTTCTCCAAAATTCGGGAGATAACCGTAGAAAGCCAGAAACAAAACGAAGTATTCGAAGAACA